GTCCCCGGTTTCCAAGGCAACCACCGTGAAACCCGGGGTCTCCGCCATTCTACGGCCTGACGTTTATTGTCGGACGATCAAAACCGTTGGCCGCATGGAGAGAAGCGCATGAACTGGCTGGCTCTCGTCGCCGCAATCGCCTGGGCAATCTGCATGACAACGCCTTGCGAGCGCCCTGCATCGCCCACACCCTCGGCTGGCTAATTGCGGGACGCCTTGCCCAATCAGCGAAAAGTAAACGCGGTTTCCACCGTCACGTCGGAATACAATTCACGCGTGGGCCGGGCAATCGTCACGCCGGCGACGTTGCTTTCGTCGAGGGCAAGCGTTGCCTGTGCGCCGTAGTGCTGCGCCAGCGCTGCTGGCGTGATGGCGGTCAGGTTGTGATAGTGCAGCTTGCCATCGGCGTCGCAGTAAAACCAGCCGCCGCACGCCGCCACCAACTCCCACACCTGATCGAGCACAGATTCGTCGTCCAGCCAGACGTAGCGGATGGGAAAGATGCCGCTGTCGATTGTGGGGCGCACGCCGGGATGGGCGGCAGCGTAGCTGCGGGTGACAAAATCCGTCCCATCCACTAACCCGGCAGCTTCAAGCAACCGCACAATAAGCGCAGAATTTGCGAATAGCTCGTACTCGGCCCCGTGTTGTGGTTCTGAAAGGCCGCCACCCGCGCCGCCTTCACCGGGTTCGTCAGCGCAATGCCAATCGCCCCGCTCGCCGGGCCGCGAAAGCTGTAATTGCCCGTATTTGCCTTCGTGTTGCTAATCGTCACTGCGGTGCCGCTCAGCTGCGTGCCCTCCAACAAACTTTGCGTCTCCGCACTCAATTGACCTGCACGCACCCATGCCATTTAACATTCTCCTTTTCCCAACACGCAACACGCCCAATGCACGCACCCATGCCATCTACTGCCAGGTTAACCGTTTATCTTCCCGAAGCTGCCGGGAAGATTGCGAGCAATATCACGTGACAACCTGGAAATCGATAATATTCTTCCTCGCCCCTGCTCACACTTCCCACAACTCCACCGACGCCCGCCAACGCAGCCCGCCAGCGGTGCGGTATGCCTCAGCATTGATGGCTGGCGATGAGCCAGCGTTGACGTTGCAGCTGGCGCCATCTGGCCCCACAAACGTCACGTCCCCGGCCACAGCCAGCGCATATTGAGTGCGCACGGTGGCAAGTTGGGCGTCTGTCAGCGCCACCCACGCCAGGCTAAAACGCCGTTTCGCCCCACTCACCATCAAATCCCGCCGAATGGCGCCATTAGCCAGCGTCACCACGCCACCGACATATTGGCTGTTGACGCTGTAGCTGCTGACCTGGGGCAGAGTCACGCCAGCCAGTTGGGTATTGGTCATCGTTATGCTCCATCTGGGCGGCAATCTTGGACGTAGTGGTAGTGGCAATGCCGTTGGCATCTAGCCCGCCTAGGAAACTCGCTTGCCTACCGCCGCCTTCAACGTTATCCACGCCGAGGGCGCTTTGCGCAGCGCCCAGCGCTTCGGGTACGGAAATGCCCATCTCTTGCGCCAGTTCCTGAGCAATCTCCCCAGCCAACGCCGCCATGCTCTGCTCGCCGAGGATCATCTGGCGAACACGTTCTTTGGCGGCATCCTTGTCCAGCAGTTCTGGACGAAGACCAGCCTGAAACTCCTGCAAAATCTTCGCCGCAGCCTGTTGCGGGTTGGCGCTGTTGGCAATTTCGTCAAAAATGCCGGGCGCTTCCGCCTTGAACTCTCCCAGCCACTCCTGATCACCTAACCCATCCCGCATAATCGCCGCCAACCGCCGCGCATTTTCATTGATCGCATCCTGCCGCGGCCCTTCCATTCCCGGCCAGGTCACATCCATCGACAGCGCGCCCTGTAACTGCCCGCCAACCATCGACTCAATACTGCTCTGCAGGCTACTCTGCATCGAACCCACGCCACTGCCGGCAGTGCTGGCCGCCGCGCCTACCGCTGACAGCGCCGCCACCCCAACCTGCCCGGCCAGCGACGTATAGGCATTCTCTAGCCGTTGCGCCTGCGCCGCGGCGTGCGCCATATCGACGCCGGCGCCAATTACCTCCAGACCTTTCGTCACCGCCAGCACCTGCGGCGCCGTTGCCCCCAGCATCGTCAGCGCGCCGCTCAGGCTCGTTGCCTCCACCGCAATCTGCGCCAAATTGCCGCCGCCGCCGTCGCCGCCGCCAGCCTCCTCGATACGGCTCATCGTCTGGCGGTAATTACCTTCCAGTTGCTTCAACTGTTTGCTCGCCTCGTCGCGCAGCGATGCAGAAAAAATCGTTTTCGCGTCAGCCACTTATCCCGCTCCCCTCCGCCGATTGTCAGGCGACATCCCCGGCCACTGGGCTATACTTAAATCATCCGTCCCATTGGGACGCCTGACACGGAGCGAAACCATGAATCCCGAACGCACCTTTCCCGCCTGGCCTGAAGAGGACCCAGCTGCGCCCCGCCATCCTGCGCCCATTGCCCCTTTACTGCGCACCGCCCCGCGTCCGCGCCGCCCGGTGCAGCGCGGCACACTCTACTTGCGCGACTGCGGCCCGCAGAATATCACTGCCATCTTTGCGGGTTGGGTCTTCGGCTTTATCGGCTTTATCCTCTTCTTCAGCCTGCTCGCCCTACTCAATATCCTCATTCAGACGATCTACGCGTACCTCTACTCGCTCTAGCGCGTCGTAAAGCGTGTCATGCCACCGGATACGCCCCCACTCCGCCGCCGTCGGCTGCCACTTGCCCGCAAAAAAATCGGGCATCCGATCCTCAATCCGCTCTATCTCCCGCACCTGCAGCGCTCGCATCAGCCGCGGCCATGAGATAGCGTCCAACTCCTCCAGCGTCCGATTCGGAAACAGCCGCAGCAGCACCATGTCCCAATACGCATCGGGCAGCCCCGCCGACATCGCCAGCAGCCCCGCCCCGCGCTGTGAGGCGCTCTCCTCTAACGCGGCGTCGGCGTCTTCGCGGCGGCTATCTCGACACCATCGAACAACAGCCGCCGCTTCGCTTCCCCCAGCGCCATCAACTCCTTCAGAGCGTTCGTTACCCCACCGCTAAGCCACAGTATCAGCCGCACATCGAGATCGTCCAGCCGCGCGATCAACGTCGCCGCGTCTGTAACCAGCGTGCCATCAACCAGCCGCACATGCACGCCGGTCAACTTGCGCTCCAGGATCGGCAGCGTCACGGCGTCATTCCCGGCTATCGCGCCTACATACCACTCCCGCAGTTCTGCACGGCTCCACACATCCGACAGATCGACCCAATTCCCGGTCAACTCCGGCAACGTGCACTCGATACGGATAATCATGTCAGCTTACTGCTCGCACCGGCGCCCCACTCAACCGCACCTTCGGCCCGCTCGTAATCTTCCCCGTCGCCTGCGCACTCAGGTTATACCCCGTCACAAACGCCTGCGTCGTCCACGTATACGTCACCGTGTCTCCGCTGGCGTCCTTGAACGCAATCGCCGCCGTCACCTTATTCGGCGTAATCGCCAGCGGGCCAAGCACATCATCGACAACCTTGTCCCACTTCGTCACCGTAATGCTGGCGTCGTAGCTGGGCAACCCTGGAATGAACTCCTGCGCCGAACTATCCAGATTCGTCGTCTCCAGTTCCGCCACCGCCATATTCAGATCAACCTGCTCCACATACGCCGTCAGATTCACGCTGTTCAACGTAAACGTACAATTCTTCGGCCCCTTCACACCCATAATCGCATCCTCCTATGCACTCAAACTCACCACACCCATACATCGAATCGCCGTCGCGCCGCCCAGACTGGCGCACGCCAACCGCACATAACGCCCCACCGTCCCCGTCAACATCAGACGATACCCACCCACCGTTGACAGGGTGAACGTTCCCGCATCCGCCCAATCCACCTGATTCGCCGACGACTGCACCCGAATCAGCGCATTCACTGCCGTCCCCGTAATCGCCGCCACATGCAAAAACGCCTGCCCGCCGGTCGTAGACCCCACGCCAAAATCCACCGCAGCGCCCTCTTCAAGCGCATCAAACGTCCCATCAAACACCCGCAACCCCCGCACCGCACCCACCGCCGTGCCCCACTGCCCGTTCAACGTCACCAGCCCCGCCACCGGCGCCCCAAACACCATGTTGTAATCGGTCGCCGCCGGCAACACATAGCACACACAGTTGGCGTCCGATTCCTGCGTCACCACCGTCACCACAGCTTGACCGGCGCCAAAGCGGGTGCGCATCTCCGCCTCAAACCCATTGGTCAGCACACCCTCAAAATACCCGTTCTGGGCAACCGTACACTTCGGCAGCAGCGGCACAAACTCCTGCGCAGCGCTTGCCAGGCTCGTGCGCTCCGCTTCGCCTACCTCGAACGTCACATCGACCTGGCTCGTGGCGGATGAAAAATCAAACTCATCCACCCACACCCGCATCTCAGTTCCCCTCATAGCCACTGCTCCATTTCCACCATCAGCGTACACCCAAACACATTCAGAGTGTCCAGATACACATCGGCGCCATCCCGCACCGACATCACCTGCACATCCGTCGTCGTCACCCGATCCAGCGCCGCCGTCACCGCCGTCGCTAATTCCCGCGCCGCTGGGTAATCCGTCGCCCAACAGCGCACTGTCAACACCGTGTGCGCCGCCGTCACGTTGGCGTCGAGCGCATACTCACGCTCACCGCTTTCCCGCCCATACGTGATCGCTGGAAACACCGGATTCAACCGGATCGCCACCGGCCACACCCGGTCACCTACCGCCGCCGCCACCGTCGCATCCGTGCTCAACAGCCCGACCAACACTTCTTCCGGCGTCGCCATCAGCGCCCCGCTCCTCGTTCCAACGCATCTCGAATCAGGCCGGCGATCCGTTCTCGATTGTCTTCCAGCGCCGGGCGCATGTAGGGCCTCGCCCGCATAAAGCGGGTCCCCATCTCCTGGTAGATTGCATACTCGGCGCCGGCGGCCACCACCGCCTCACGGTCAGTCACACTCACCGTCTGGATCGAATTGCGCAGAAAGCCAGTATCGACCGGCGCCTTCACCTTCGCCGCCCCCTCCACCAAGAACGCCGCCGCCGCCAACCCCTGCCGCAGCGCCGCCCGGCTGGTCAGCCCGTCCAGCTGCCGGATCGCCTCGTCAATGCCCTCAATCCGAACCCGAATCTCCAATCTCCAATCTCCAATCTCTATTGCACTCGCCGCACTTCCACCACAAAACACGTAGCGCCCCGCTTCGGCCACCCCACCACCTGGTAGACCTCTGTGGGGCTGAGCGTTGTCCCCAACCGCTTCGTCACTTCAATTCGGTGATCCGGCGTCACCGCTGCCCCGTCGCTCAATCGCAGCCGCAGCCGTGCGCTCAGTTCCACCACCAGCCCGGCCACACTGCCGCCCCTGGCCGCCGTCCCCGGCTCAAACCCGCACGGAATTTCGCTGCCCGCCGTATAGCTGATCGACTCCTGCCCGAAGTCCCCATCGACCGCCATCGGCGCCAGCAGCTTGCACGCATCCATCATCGCCGCTGCCTGTGTTGATTGCATCGAAGCCAGTTCAGCCGCCGTCAGCATCGCTCACCCTTCCACCCTTCCACACGTCCCACAACAAACCCTTGTCAGACGCTCACGGTCTCCCGCCCCACCACATATAACTCCACAGCAGCGCCGACAACACATACGCACTCGCCGCAAGCAACAGCGCCGTCTGCCAGCCCACGTCCAACATCTCCCGCACCTGGCTGTAAAAGAGCGGCACGGGCGCAAACAACAACCCAAACGCCAGCACAAACACCGTCCGATGCCAGGGCGGCAACCGCACCGCCGTCTCCACATGGCCGGACAACCGGTTAATGTCCTGCCGCAACGTCCCCATCTCCCGATCCATCCGGCGTTCCAGCGCATCGATCTTGGCGCTCAACCGGGCGCCCCACTCGTTCAGCATCAAGATCGTTTTCGTCTCCGCCGCTTCCGTCTTCGTCTGGTCATGGAACAGCAGGTAATTTTTCCCCTGTCCCGGCCTGCTTGCCTCGAACGCCTCCACAATCCCCAAACCATCCGCCAGCGCCTGCGCCAGCAACGCCCCCGTCTGAAACGCCGACAGATCGCCAATCTCCGCCTGCGTCGTAATCACGCTCACATCCAACTCATAATGCAACTCCAGCCCCACCAACCGGCTGGAACACGTGTTCAACACCACCAGACGGGCGCCGCTGGCGCGCACCACCGCCGTCAGATCGCTCACCGACACCGCCCCATCGCTCAGCGCAATCCCGGCCTCGCTGCCGTGCGTCGCAAACCAGACAACCTCCCAATCATGCCGCCGCAGCGCCTCCAACACATCCCGCCGCGTCACCGTCCCCACCAGCGTCACCGGACGCAACGCCGCCGAAATCGCTCGCACCTCATCAGCTATAGCGGGCAAGCCAAAATCGGGCGCAATCAGCAACACATTCACGCATCCCACCTCACCATCTGCGCCGACACCACGCCGCCGTCACCGGCCTGCCTCCGCAACGACGCAGCCAGCGCATCTAGCGCAGCGATCATCTGGCTGCGCTTATAGTCGCCGCCATCTGCGCTGAAGTCATAACTCAGTTTTAATTTGGCTTTCCACGCCTGCACAGCCTCGAAGGCGGCCATGTACACATCGTAACGAGCGCCACGAATCAACACAGCGGAGGGCGCCGTCGCAAACGTCCAACGCCCCCGTTGCCGGTCGGCGCTGGTGGCCGTCAGCGGATTGTAGCTGTCGTCCACCAGCACCTCATTCGCCTGTCTCTTATACAC